ATGAAAAAGACAGTACTTTCTCTCATATTGCTGGCCTGCACGGGGAGCGCGATTGCCGCGCCGCAGGTTATCACCGTGAGCCGTTTTGAAGTGGGTAAGGACAAATGGGCGTTCAATCGCGAAGAGGTGATGCTGACCTGCCGTCCGGGCCATGCGCTGTATGCGATCAACCCGAGCACGCTGGTGCAATACCCGTTAAATGATACCGCAGAGCAGCAGGTAGCCAGCGGCAAGAGCAGCGGCCAGCCGATTAGCATTATTCAGATCGATGACCCGGCGCATCCGGGACAAAAAATGAGCCTGGCGCCGTTTATCGAGCGCGCCGACAAGCTCTGCTAACGCTCAGGTTTCCAATAAAAAACCGCAGATGCTGGCGAAAGCACTGCGGTTTTTCACATTTAATGATGCTCTGGCGCTTTTTTTCCGACCGCTTTAGCTGTGGACTGGAAAACCTGGCGTCGTCATCTATTCTTAAAAGGCAAGGCGACTTAGCCTGCATTAATGCCAACTTTTAGCGCACGGCTCTCTCCCAAGAGCCATTTCCCTGGACCGAATACAGGAATCGTATTCGGTCTCTTTTTATCTATTTGTTTTTCAAGGTTTTTTTCGGTTTCAACACGAAATCCCCCGAAAATTACTCGAATATTCCATATCCTGTCTAAACCATAACATACTCTGCACCGCGTGCGTCCAGGTATTTTTTGGTCATTGTTAAATTTTTGTGGCCGAGTAAACGCTGAGCAAATTCTTCTCCGCGTTCCTTTTCATAAAGCCTGCTCGCGAGGCTTCTGATCTCATGGAAAGGCGGTGGGTTAGGTCCGAATTTTAACCCTGTCGAATCCCTTATCTCTGCGAATGCCTGGGTGAGTCCGTCAGGAGTTAGCGGCCCCGGCTTTCTCCCCCCGCGGCGAACCGGCGAGTAAAGCATGAAGTCCGAAGGGTTGTTCATCCGGCATCGATCAATGACATCCTGCAACACAAGCCCGGCGACGTCCAGCCTCAAATCAAGGGGGAGCGCCAGTTTGTGACCTGTTTTCTCCTGAGTAACGAATAGCCTCCCGTCTTTAATGTCACTGAACCTGAACAGCGAGATATCCTCCCGCCGCTGGCCGGTGATCAGCGCCAGATCGCATGCGTTAGGCGCCCAGTCAGAATGAGTTAACGCGGCCTGGCGGATGACGGTGAAATGCTCGAGTAACAGGCGCTCTCGCTTAACTTTAGGCGTCGGAGTTCTCGTCGGCTCGGCCGGATTTCTGTCGACATGTCCTTCCACGATCGCCTCCCTGAAGATGTCCATCAGCAACGACCTCAGCCCGGAAGCCATGCTCTTTTTATCGCAGAGAATGTAGGCTTCAAGAAATGAGGCGATGTCCTTTGTCGTGACTGAGGCGAGGGGTATTTTTCCGAACTCTTCCTTTATGGTGGCGATCTGGTTTCGCCTGACCTTCATCGTGTTTGGTTTCAGCTCGCGCCGCTCGAGAATTACCTCGTAACGCTCCAGCCATGCAGCCACTGTAAAAGTGGGCACATCTTTTATGCGATCTAGGAGGGAAGAGGGAAGGTAATTCTGGTCGATGTAGTTGTTGGCCTCAATGGCCTGGGCAACAGCGTCCTTGCGATCAATCGGGCCAAGAGAAATCTCCTGCCCGGTCACCGGATTGCGCCAGCTGTAAAGTCTGTCTCTTTTACGATAGGTCAGGTTACGGGGCAGGTTAGCGTCGTAACGTACTGGCCTTTTCGCCATGAGTCAGTCTCTCCAGTAGTGTGCCGCCGGACGGCAGTTTGGTGTGTTTCGGTTTAGCGCGCAGGTTCTTCTTGCGCAGATCCAAGTAGATAGCGTCGGGCTGAACCTTATATTCCTTTCCGTGCAATTCCGGCGCGGGATAAATTCTCCCCTCCCGCGTCCATCGACGCAGAGTAGAAAGGGAGGGTGGAGTCGTGTAGACCTCAGCAGCCCATTCCTGCAAATTGAGAAGCTTAGCCATGAGAACTCCTTAGCCGCCTGGCATTATAAGCGAGGCCGCGTTGACGTGTTGATTATTCGAAATCAGGTAAAAAGAGGCCCCGACGAAGCGGGGCATGCACATTTAAAAAATTAGTTGGGTAAATCCAATATCTGCCGATATGTTAGGAGTTACATTTGAGGGAACGACATCCATGAAAACAAAGCATTTGCTGCTGCTTGTGCTCTTAACATTGGCCCAATGTAGTCATGCTCAAGAACAATACAATTTTGAAGATGTAAAACCTGCAGTTATTGAATTCTTCAAGCGCGGGGCAGGGAATCCTGATGGCTGCAATGTGTTCAAACAACAACTAGCCAAAAATCCTGAAGATGAGCAAGCAAGGAAAATGATGATTGGTTTTTGTGACAGTGACTTAGATACATCTAAGCCAGTAATTTTCACAGAAATGTCATCGCATAGCTCTGAAGGGCATCCATATGTTTGCGGCATAATATCTGGCCAGACACAATTAGGCCGAAAAATAGGCGCGCGTTTTATTGCTGCCGAACCATATCATTTAGTGCTGGGCTTCAAGTATTCACGACGACCGATAGCTTACGTAACGGATGATGGGTTTTTGGTCGATGAGTTTCGTTCTCAGCTGAAAGTCTACAACGAGCTATATGCAAAAGCATGTAAATGAATTAAATCCCTCTCTGCTTATTCTTCAACTCGATAACAGATTGGCACTCTGCGCACGTCTGGCATCCCGGAACGGCAGCGCGCCGTGGCGCCGGGATATCCTCGCCGCATTCAGCGCAGTGCTCTGCTGATACGGCGTTGCGGTTGAAACGGTGAGCGGAAAGGGCAGCGTTACGCTGAAGCTCTTCAATCTCTGCTGCGGTATCGATGATATCGGCCATGGTCAATGCTCCCGGAACTGTCGGTTAATTCGGTTGAAGGTGAATGCCAGCAATAAAAAAGGCCGCGATAGCGACCTGGTAATTAGTGCCTTCATGCCGGCTCCTTTACGGCTAACTCGTCCGGTATGTCCACTTCATCGCCGAGCTTTACAAATACAACAGCACGGCAAATGGCTGTGCGTGGGTTGTCAGCAACCAGACCCCGGCGTCGGCCTGGCGAAGCCAGTTCATTAACCCCAACCCAGTGGTACAACTTGCCAGTAGCTGGGTCTGCTGACTGATAGCAGCTGATGGATAAGCTCTCCATCATTGGGCCGCACTGAGCCCATTCCGTTGAGGGGCTCCAGGTGAACCACACATCGCGCTCTTCAAACCAAAGACACCCGGTATCAGCTTCAAAATCCACCTTCTGACCGGTTGCTAGCGCTGCTGCATAATCAAGCTGGATGCCTACTAAATCTTCAGTCTTAACCTTCACGATTCAACTCCGAAGCGGCGATTAAGCCGCCCTGTGTATACGACGAACTCCAGGAGGCTAACTCCCAGAGCTTCAATTTTCTTGTGGTGCTTGTTGATGATGGGAGGCACCGTTTCGTTCCAGTTAGGCTTTGGCTTCTTGCGCATGGCCTGCTGGATTTCCTCGGTGCAGCGTCGGCATGCGGCGCGGATAGCATTTTCATTTGCTGGCGTCATGCGGCCCCCGTTTTCACAACATCGATGGCGCAGCCGGGCAGAAGTTCTACCGCGGCGGTGTCGCACTGATTTCCCCAATGATCCCAGCCCGGCGCCGCGCAGCGGCTAAACAACTCAATGCGCGGAACATCACCGTAAAGCAGCTCCAGCCGGTGCCGTACTTCCCACGGCTTTTCGCTGTGCGCGCCGAGCGGGCTATATACCACCTGCTTAATCCCGGCGTTCTTTCGCTCAAGCCCGGCGCCGCAGGTGGCAATCAGCAGATCTTCGGTATTGGCCCGGGTGTGGTTACCGCCGTTCATGCGCGTCTCGGCATTAAGCAGATCGAGGAAGTCGTAAAAGTCGGTGATTTCACCCTCGGCCAGCGCCTTGTTGATGCGCAGTTCCGCGTTCTGATTCAGCTTCACCCAGGTAAAGCCCTTCATCGTGCGAACGGTGAAGCCCCAGGCCTCAGCCAGTTCGATAGCCTCCTGGTTATGTGTGCCGGTGTACCACATCGCCAGCACCGCGTTTTCGGCGGCTAATTCCCACACTGGAAGGCGCTTGATGTCGATTAACTTCATGGTGGAATAGTGATCGGCAGCAGCGCCGTTGCTGATTGTGTTGCCGTAAGACCAGGGCGGATCGACATACAGAAGTGAGTATTTCGCTGTCATGCCGCCTCCTGCCTTTCCCGATATTCCTCAGCGAGCCGCTGCGCCTTTAATGGATTGCTGACCACTTCACCCCATGGCATTAGCCAGCCGTTACCAATGAAGGGAAGGCACAGTGTGCCAACCCTGATGTCGTCGTGAGCGTGAGTCATAGGATGGACTCCATTTCGTCGATGTAGAGGCCCTGAGCAATCAGGCGGCGACGGCGGGCGGCACGTTGAATGCACTCCTGCCGTCGGCCTTCCTGTGACTGCTCTATAGCGCGCCGGGTGAACAGGCGCGATTTACCTTGTGGTGTTACGACCTTTGGCTTCGTTACCAGGTCGAAAGTGCGGTCGCAGATGCCGTCCTCGTTAAGCCATTTTTTTGACTCAACGATCTGCGCTATCTGTCCGGTGCCGCGGGTAATGCCGTTGGCTACCCGGTTAAACTCGATGAGCGTTACGCCAAATTTCTCGGCGATTTCGCTGCCGGTTACCGGGCGGCCGCGCGTCTGAATCATCCAGATAACGCGCTCACGGAGGCCGGAGAATTGCCCGGTTCGCCCGGGCCTGCGGTAGAAGGGTGTGCGTTTCATTCGAGCTCCAGAATGCGGCGCTTCGTGTCCGCAACAAGTTCGAGGAAGTCTTTTCGGCGCGCGCGAAGCCGGGCTATTTCTGATTCACATTCGGCAGCTGTAAGGCGATAGACGATGAGCTGTTTACCGTCCGGAAAGTCTGAGCAGTAGCTGATGAAGTCCACCCAATCTCTGCCAGAGCAATCAAGGTGACCTACCAGTTGCCATCTGTATGCTGGATCGAAGGAGCCGCGGGTGAGGGTGGAGTAGTGAGTGGCGGCAATGACCGACTTAATCTCAACAAGCCCGTCCTGGCCAACGAGGCCGTCGGGGCTGTCACCGTACGTTTCGTGATCAAAGAACCCGCCGTTATCCACATCGACAAAGTTCATCTCTTCGTACAGCATGCGGGCAATTGGCTCCTGCTCGTGCCCGCGCTCCATGTGCTCGTTTGAGAACCCGAACTCAGACTTGCACCCCTTAATTTGCTCAAGCGCCAACTGTAGGGCGTAGCGCTTGGCTGGTTCGCCAAAAGCCTTCCCATCGTTAGCCATGATCAGGCCGAAGTTTGAAGCGGTGGCCTTACCCAGGCGAAGAGCATCCCACTCTTCACCGTTTTGCTCGACGTCGTGCCAGATCATGATGAACACTCCTGCTCAAGCTGGCGGCGATGCTCTGGAGAAATGTCCATTCTCGCCAGCACTGCATCAAGGTTGCCATCGCGCTTGAAGGCGGCCTTAGCGTTATTCCATGCCTGCGTTTTTTCCGGTGAAAGCACCGGCTTTGTAACGCGTGCCGGGCTTAAGCGGAGGCCTTCAACCGATTCCTTTCCGAACCGGACATTTTTATCGACGTAAACAGTGACCTTCACGCCAACCCAATCCTCAAGGAAGGGGGATCCGGTAATACTTTTCAGCATCTTGCTGTTCGTGGCATTCAAAATCATCGGCTTGAGCTTTTCGCCGGGGCGCAGCTCGCGCTCTTCAAAATAAGCGGTGTTAAAAACGTCTTTGGATTTTTTGGTTTTGTCGTTTTCTAACGTTGCCCGGGCGATCGTCAGAACTGTAGGCTCAACGATGTCGGCACTGCTCAGGTATGGAGAGTCAAAAGCCTTTCGGTAGTGAGTTTTAGTTTCAGACATTTCATGCATCCTTAAAACGGGCAGCCGGTACGGTGTTCCCAGTCGTATTCCGCCTGGGCGTAAGCAACTACCGAAATGAAATCGTTGTAGGCTTCGCCAGCTTCATCGCTGCGAAGTCCTTCGTATGGGCTGGAGTCAATCGGGATCGTGAAGTGGAAGAGGCCGGACGGATCTTTTGGCATTATGTCGATGATTTCCCGCGCCCGGTCACCGATCCACTTCTCTTTCTCGTCGATGAGCTGCTGCTCAGCCCAACGCCGATCTTCGATTCGGTCGTAAGTGAGGTATGCGTTCATGGCTGAACTCCTGAAATTTGGATGTGCAGAACCCGCCCGCAGAAAGCCAGGCCGATCGGTTGAATAGGGTGGTTAATATCAGTGAACCATTGGCTCGCCGCGCTCATTCAGCAGCACAACGACGGAATCGCTTTTGATGATGGTTTTTTCGAAGATGTTGAAGGCGTACAGGCCTTTCTCAACGTTCGCAGAGGCGCGATAAGTTTTGCCGTGGTGTTGCAGCATTGTGCCCGGTAAAACCTCGCTACGTGGCACTGATGCGGTGCCGTAGTGCATCCCAATCATACCTTCACCTCAACCTGTTTCAGGAGGCCAGCGATATGCATCTGCCAGCGGTTCAGCACCAGTTTTTCCCGCGGTGCCGATACCGACGTAAGCTGCCATTCGTTATCTTTGAGCTTTTTGGCGGTGTACTGCTTGCCGTTGTGGGTGACTGTCATCTCACACCACCTTGAATAAGAACCAGCCCATACCGCACACGATCATTCCCACAATGGTTATTGCGGAAGACATGCGTACATGGTCAATGGCTAGTTTTGAAAGTGGCTGGCGATGTTCTTTTTTCGTCAGCGAGTTGATTGCTATGCCGAGCAGAAACATCCCGACAAACCATAAGGCGTATATCTTTAAGCCAAACTCCAAGTCACTCATAAATCCTCTTGGCCTTATCGCGGCGAACGGAACGGTTAATACAAGACTTCTGCGCTAATGGGCGGTGGATGGCCGCCGGTTGTCATAACTAAGCCGCCTCGATGAAGCGACTGAGGTATGAAAAAGGCCGCCTAAGCGACCTGATTCAAAACTTCTACTTTTACGCTATGCCCATTGCATGCCGTGCCAGCTATAGATAGATGATCTTTGTTAACACGGTGGTTGTTACTCAGGATGTAATAGCATGGCGTCTCACCAACCACTTCGAATACGCTTCCAACCTCCCAGAATCCGTTGCCAATGTTGTTGGGGTTTTCAGTGACGCGAACTGTAATGATCATTGCACTGCCCTCTGCCGTTACCCGCTGATGCGGGAGAAATGCTTTGGTGGTGTGGTGTTTCGCACCTTGCTGGCCTATGCGAATGTCTATCCAGCTGCTTCCAGGTCGTTCCGAAGAACACACCACACCCCAAAACATTCCAGTTACGCACCATTGCCGCTCTCCCTGAGCCCGCCGGGCGCCCGACGCATGGTTTACTGTCGCGCCGTTCGACTGACCGAATCTCCACTTCGCCGCTGGCTAACTTCGCTCAGCTGTCGATGTTTCGTTTCGATGGGGTAAATTTAGCGTGATGCTAAATTATGCGCAATAGCAAAATGCTAAATTATTGAGTGGTTTTATTTAGCGTATTGATTAATAAGAGATTAAAAATTTACAGCGAAGGAATTCGGGACGTAAAAAAGCCCGCGCGATGGCGGGCTTGAGGGGTTTTGCGTGAGGTTATGGGATGTTTAGTATTTTGGCATCAACCACAACGCCGATAATTTTGCAGTTTCCATTAACCTCTAGCATTGGATATGCGGGGTTAAGTGGCTTAAGGAAGCGTCTGCCGGCATCGATTACAAGTTTCTTAAAGGTCGCTTCGTTATCGCCATCCAGCTTTGCGACAACCAGTTTCCCGTTGCGTGGCTCGACTTCAGGATCAACAAGTATCGCCGCCCCCTCTGGAATGCTCAGCCCGGCCGGGGAGGTCATAGAATCCCCTTTAACGTCCAGCCAGAATGAGTCTTCTGAGCAGACAACGGTTGTGTCATACCAGCGATCAATCGCTCTTCGGTGATAAGGTTCTACAGCTTCCATCCATTGCCCCGCGCTTACCCAGCTGATTACAGGATAACTTCCTTTTGTCTCGTTCAGCCCTCGAAATGCAACGTTCGAAGGTTCTTCGTTGGCGTGTAAAACATCCATCCAGCCAAAAGGCAGATCAAGCGCAGTTTCAATTTTACGAGCCATCTTATCGCCGATATTGCGATGAGGGTTTGGTCCCAGTAGCTGGCTAAGCGCAGCCGGACTTGTCTCGATGAGCTCGGCGAACTGCGCCTTGGTCATTCCAGACTCATGCTGACGCTTCTCGTACAGCGCTTCCAGGTTGGCTTTTCTGATTTCTTTATTTTCCATACCTGCATTGTTACCGCTTTTAGCAAAATGATAAATGTGCAAATTGCTAAATGATGCTTGCGTAGTATTTAGCATAACGCTAAACTCCAAATCAAACGACTCACCCGGAGACACCAATGAGCACTGAACTACACCGCTGGCGCAAGGCCGCCACTACCGACGAATGGGCGCAGCTCGCAAAGTTGGCTAACACGACGCCAGGTTACCTGGACCAGATCGCCTACGGAAATCGCCGGGCATCTCCAGAAATGGCATCTGCTATCGAGAAAGGCACGAAGAATTTTCACCGCCAGGCTCCGGTCCTAAAAGAAAGCCTGGTATTCGCATCGCCGCGTGATACTGCGGCCTAACCACGAAAGGGAAAGCAATGCATTCACTTGCGTACCAACAAAATACCAAATTATCGGTGCCACCGATGATTTACCAGAATCGCCGGGAAGCTGATTCCAAGGCGTTAAACATCGATGGGATCCGCGCAGCTGTTCGCGCCTGGGCAGCTGATTGCCGCAGCCGTGAATTTGTCGCCGCTCTGATTGTTGAAGAGTGGCGGGCTACCGGCGGCACCGGTCTGGATATCCCGACTGACTCGCACCGCCAGATGCAGAAAGTGTTTCGCTGGATTGATGGCGACACCGAATACGCCGCTAACAACATACGCAAGCTGGCGCCGGCAATCATGGCTGTGCTGCCGCTGGAGTACCGCAACCGCCTGGCGCCGCAGAACGACACGATGTCGCTGATCGCCTCTGCGATGAAAGAGTGTGCCGAGGCTAAACAGGCTGTGCTGCTTGACGCTCCAGAGCATCAGAAGCTGAAAGAGGTTAGCGAGGGTATAGCGTCGCTGTTCCGCCTCATGCCGGAGCAGGTAGGGCCGCTGATGACGATGGTCACTTCGATGTTGGGGGTTATGTGAGAACTACAGAAATGGCGAAAGCCGGTCTGCGCGAACAGAACCGACTTTCTGGTGCAACAAATGTCAGTCAATTGCGAGGTCATTATGACAAACGCTAATCCAAAACGCCAGGCGCAGGAGGTTTAACTGTGTCGAACGTCGCTTACGCTAATTTCGCGGCGCACTCAGCCGCCAGGAGCAACCGGATGGAGAACCAGAAAACCGGATTCATCCCGTTGTACCGGAGTGTTCTTAAGCAAACCTGGTCGAAGGACGTCTTCCTGCGCACGCTGTGGGAAAACCTGCTGCTGTGTGCTGCTCGCCAGCCATACACAGCAAACTTCAAGGGGCGCCAATGGCCGCTACAAACCGGACAACTGGTAACAACTTCGGCCGATCTCGGGCTGAACTTATGCGACAGGGAAGGGAAGCCATGCAGTCGCCACGCCGTCGACAGGATGCTTGATGTTTTCGAGCGTGAAGGAATGATTTCCCGCTCCGGAGAGAAGCGAAAAGGCTCTGTGATAACCATCATAAATTACGCTGAATATGCTCAAAAAATGAACGATCTGCCCGAGCGTTTCACCGCGCATATCTCCGCGCTTAACGCCGAGCATGGCGGAGCCAGTAATGGTGCGGCTTCGGAAGGTAATGCCGCGCATTACGACGAGCATCTGCCCGAGCGTTTCACCGAGAATCATGAACAACAATGTAATAACAACAATAAAAACATTAAAAGATCTTCGTCCGAGAATTCTGACGAATCCTCTGACGCACGTCTGAAGAAATTTTTATCAGCTCATCCTGAAGCTGAGGTCTACACGCCATCCGGTGCGAAGTGGGGATCGGCTGAAGACCTCAAAACCGCCCAGTGGATATCTGCCAGAGTGAAGCAGATTAACCCAACCTGCAAAGCCCCGGACATGACCTCCTGGTCTAACACCGTTCGCCTGATGCGCCAGATAGACAACCGGTCGCACCAGGACATCTGCGCGCTGTATGACTGGGCCAGCAAACACCACTTCTGGCAGACCAACATCCTCAGCCCCGAAAGCCTGCGTAAGCAGTGGGACAAGCTGACAATGCAGCGCAATGCTGGTGGCGAGCAGCGCGCCGCTAAGCCGGATCTGGACTTCAACAACACTGACTGGGCCTATGAGGTGATGCGATGAAATCTCTTGCAGAGCAGATGCGTAACCATGACCGCGAGCAGATGAGCCGCATGGCCCATAACCTGCCAGAGCAGTACCAGGAGCGAGCGCCGGTCGAGCAGGTGGCGCAGGTATTCAACGGACTGTTCAACCAGCTGCGTGCCGCATTTCCGGCCAGCATGGCGAACTTCCGCAGCCAGGACGACCTGAACGAATTCCGCCGCCAGTGGCTACTAGCGTTCCAGGAGAACGGGATCCACACCATGGCTCAGGTCGATGCCGGCATGCGCATTGCCCGCCGCCAGGAGCGCCCATTCCTGCCGTCGCCGGGCCAGTTCGTCGCCTGGTGCAAGCAGAGCGGCGGGGCGCTGGGTGTCACCGTTGAGCAGGTGATCGCCGAATACTGGGACTGGCGAAACCGTTCGTTCGAGTTCACCTCCAGTGAGCAATTCCCCTGGTCGCAGCCGGTCATGTACCACATCTGCGTTGAACTGCGCCACCGCAGCACAGAGCGCCAGTTGACTCATGGTGAGCTGGCACGCGAGGCAGGTGATCTGCTGGATATGTGGGAGAAGCGCGTCACCGAGGGTAAGCCAGTTCCGCCGGTGCGCCGTGCAATTGCCGCTCCGGCTGCCGAGCATGGGCCTACGCCGATCCAGCTGCTTCAGGCCAAGTACAACCGCAACAAGTCGAACGGGATGGTGTGAGATGAAAGGCAAACAGGCAATTCTGCGTTATCTCGAAACGCACCGGACCTTCACAGCGAAGGATGTGGCCACAGAGTGCGGCATGACCATCAACTGCATCACGAAGAACGCTATCGATCTGGAGCGGGCCCGCAAGATTGTGCGCGTGAGCAAAGTATGGCGAACGGTGACTTATCGCCTGGCTACGCCGGAAGAGCAGGCAGGTACCGCGCGCAGCTGCACCAACGGAATATTTCAGGAGTGTCGGAACAGTCCGGCGATGAAGCGAGTATTAATGGTTTGGGGGAGGGTAGGGGTATGAGCATCAAACGTTATGAGTGGGTGGCCTGTGATGAGCATGCGTGCCATTGCGATGTGGTAGAGAGCACTGAAGGCGATATGGTCGATTACGAAGACTACGCCGCACTTGAGCAGCGTCTCATCGAGTCAGAGCGCTACGGCCGCCAGACTGATATCACAATAGATAACCTGGAGATGAAGCTGGCGCAGATGGCTGTGGAGAATGCGGGGCTGAAGTCTAAGGGCCGCGAGCTTCTCGGTGAAGCATGCGCCGTGTACGCAAAGCTCAATAAACTGATCGACCCAGCCATTGGGGATTTTATTGATGGTCAGACGCTTCATGAATTCCAGTTTTTACTCGACTGTGAAACCCCGTCCACCGACGACTTCCTGGCTGAAGTGCGGGCGCAGGGTTTGGAACGTTTGGCCAAGGCCTGGTATGCCATTGCAAACGAAACGGACCCAGGAATTAGCATTAGCGAGTCATCTCGCCTGAAATATCGGCAACGCGCCGATGACGTAGCTGATTTCGCGAATGAAATCCGCCAGGAGGCCGCCCAATGAGCAACATCGACAAACAGGCGCTGCGTGAGCGCTACTCAGAGAAGCCAGCGCCGAAGTGCTACATCTGCGGTTCTGTCATGACAATCCAGCGCGCCGGTGCTGGAAGTGTCGTATACGGATGTACTGGTCGCATCGATAAAGATGGTGATGGCTACAAATTTGCTGAGGGTCGAGACTTTGCAGACGACCATTATGCTCGTTCTCGCGTAACTGATTACGGCCCAGGCGGCGATCCTGATGTGCTGGCGCTGCTGGATGAACTGGAAGCCAAGGACAAGCAGATCGGCGATCTGAAAGCAACAGCAGCGCACTCTAATGCCGGCTGGAAAGAAGCTCATGAACAGGAGGCCCGCGCGGAAGCCGCAGAGAAGCGGATCAATGAGCTATCAGCCAGCCACGGAAAACTACGTGAGGCAATTGCTGGTATTCACAACACAATCAGCGGCGGAGGTGCTTACACGCCGCTGGCGGGTATTCTGAGTGCAACCAAGCGTGCATACGAAGAGTCGGCTGCCGCAGCCGGTAAAGGAGAGTGATATGGCTGAAAAATTTAACATCCGTGCCGAAGACGTTGAGCCTGGCGATGTGGTTATCACCTCTCACGGCAAGCGCTACACGGTCAAGTCATTCTGGATGGAGGATGACACCGTTACCCTGTTCGGAGCTGATGGCTCTGAAACCGAATATGACTACGACGAAATGCTCGACGTTGAGAGGGGATGCCCATGAGCACCATTACCAAAGAGCAGGCGCAGAAAATCATTGATGCAGCTGATGCGGTTATTACCGCGCTGGCCGGAAAAAACGAAGACGTTCATCCTGATAACAGCACCAAAATGGTTCAGCTGTACGACGACCTGAACGATCACTACGCACCGCCAGGAGTTGTGCGTGAGCTGGCGCGTATCGCGCTGGCATCGCTCGAAGCGGAGGCTGTGGCGTATACAGAGAAATGCGAAATCACCAACATGCAAGCCACTGGCCTTTATCTTCGTGGCTTCCCTGATAACTCTCAGGGTCGTGACATCGCACTTTACACCGCCCCGCCAGCGCCGGAAGCTGTGCCGGAGGAAGTTAGCTGGGAAGATGTGCCAGAGGAAATCACCGAAGACGATATGGCTCTTGCATCAGCATGGGCGCATGGCTTCAATCAGTGCCGCGCCGCCATGCTTCAGGGTGCCGATGGCATTTGAACGCTAATTTTTACGATGAGCCGGCCACTTCATTGTGGCCATTTACTCAATTCTTGGGATGCTTTTCTCTCGTAATCCAACCGAGAAAACCAGTAACGGCAAGCGTTGCAATGATAATTTGATTGAGGGCGACACCCAAGTACGCTTTCTGATAGAGAGCAAACAGGAACAGGAAAAGTACGATAAAAAATATCCATGAGCAGTAACGATGGATTTTTGCGCGCATAATTGGTCTCAGCAGCGTTTATCTGACGTAAGATACGTTCTATTAAAACGAATGAGTTGATGATTATGAACGACTTCAATATTGCTGCAAAGAGCCAAGAGGAACGCGACAAGGTTAACGTTGACCTGGCAGCCTCCGGAGTTGCGTACAAAGAGCGCCTCAACATGCCGGTGATCGCTGAGGTGGTGATGCGCGAGCAACCCGAGCATTTGCGGGATTACTTCCTTGAGCGCCTGAAGTTTTATCGTGAGAAGTCGATAACTTTACCGAAAGGTAGCGATCCGGTTTACCTGAAACAGGAGGATGGGAAGTGACAAAAGTTAAAGCAAAGGTTACTCGTTTCAACATCATTTTAGATGGTGAGTTGGTTATTGAGCATGAGCACAGCAATAACGCTTTGGTAACAAGAACAAAGTTGATAATTCCAAAGAACAGAAACGCTGTGGAAGCTTTTATGGGTTGGCCACACGACCATGAGCTTGAATTCGTGTGTGAACCTGGCGGCCTATACGATTTCTACTTGGTAGAGGAAACTGCCACTCATTACACTTTCTCCTGAAAACACCGCGAATTTTCTTCTTTGATTTTCTGGTATCAAGCATCCATAATCATGTCATCGGAGCCTGAACAGCTTCGATGACTTCTGCGCATTTAAGGGGACTTAAATGCGACCACAATCTGAACTCCTCACCTTGTCACAGATGCAGAAATGCACCTGCGATTTTCTGCATTCTGCGTTACCTCTCGGAGGTGGCGTATGAAGCAGCAATTCCACCTCGTCAACGACGCCATCAAGCAAAACGCTATCAACTTCATCCGGGAGCTACCTGTGGATGCCAAGCGCCCGTTGGTTCTCGATATCAAGGAAATGACCCGCACCCTCGATCAGAACAAAAAAATGTGGCCGCTGCTTAAAGACCTCTCCGACCAGGTTATGTGGTTTGGCAATAAGTACGATTCTGACGACTGGAAAGACCTGATCACTGCTATGGTCGCCAAGTCCAAAAAACAAGAGCAGCGCATGGCCCCCGGCCTTGATGGTGGTGTTGTGATGTTCGGTCAGCGCACCAGTAAGATGACTGTCCGCCAGATGGTCGAAGTCATTGAGGCTATCTACTGGTTCGGTACTCAGCAGAACGTCAAGTTCAGCGAAAAGTCACGCCTCGAAATTGAATGGGCTAAACGCTGGGGTGAGCGCAATGAGTAGCCCACTTTCCCGCGTCATCACTAGCGAAATCTTCCGCGTTCCGGCGCGCCGCCAGCGTAAGCCTGCGGTTAAGCCGTCCGACATCCCGACAATGAAAGACTACACCGCCCGCCTAGTGGATCAGAAATGGCTGCGTCTCGCGGCACGGAGGAACCATGCGTAAACCGTCCCGCCGTAAGTGCAAAGTATGCGGTGAATACTTCGTGCCGAAATTCCACGACATTCGGATCCGCTGGTGCTGCCCGGAGCATGGCGCAATCCTCGCGATGGAAGAACGCGAAAAGGAGAAGGTTAAGGCCGCAGCTAAGCGCATTAAGGAGCAGAAAGAGGCTGAGAAGGCCGGGCGCAAACGCCGCAAGGAGCGATTGGCAGAGCTACGGCCTGCCGGTTACTACAAGGCGCAGGCACAGCAGGCTTTCAACGCCTACATCCGGGCGCGTGATGCCGATTTGCCATGCATCAGCTGCGGAGAGACCAATCCACCTGATCTGCATGGCGGTCAATGGGACTGCGGACACTTCAAAACGGTCGGCGCTAACCCTGAGCTGCGCTTTGAAGAACGCAACGCCCATAAGCAGTGCAAATCGTGTAATGCCGGAGCGGGCAAATACACTGCCAAAGAGGCGACGGTCGCGAAGCAATACGAAGTTGGCTTGGTCGCTCGTTACGGCCAGGAATACGTTGACTGGCTCAACGGCCCCCACGAAATGACCAACTACCGCCGTGAAGACTTCATCCGGATCCGGGATGAGTACCGCGCCAAGCTCAAAGCACTGAAACAGCAGGAGGCAGCATGAAGCCAGAAACGATCGAGATACTCCGAGCGCGCTGGCAGCGCCTACGGATTTACCGCCGCCCTGGCTCCGTGCTGGTGGATTACCGCATTCTCCGTAACTTCGTTCGTATCTATCACCCTGCAGGAGCCGCACAATGAACAATCAGCACCTCGAATATGTCCGTCAGCAGCTCATTGTGGCGACCGCAGACCTCAGCGGTGCGACGAAAGGGCAGCTTGTAGCTTTCGCCGAGAATGCGCAATTCACCGCGACGGCGCGCAGCCGGGGACGGAAGAAAATCACCGATCCGGTCACCGGCCGCAAAGTTAACCCGGACGGACCGGCGATGAGCGGCAGCCAGTCGCGCGCGAAGGGCTCATCCATCGCGCTGGTGGGGCAGGTTGAGTTCGTGACCGCATCATGGCGACGCGCCGTCCTGTCGCTGGAAGACCACCAGAAAGCATGGCTGCTCTGGAACTACAGCGAGAATATCCGCTTCGAGTACCAGGTGGCGATCACCCAGTGGGCGTGGGCAGAGTTCCGTGAGCAGCTCGGTGCGAAGAAAGTGGCCGGCAAGACTATGGAGCGCTTGAAGAAACTTATATGGCTGGCGGCGCAGGATGTTAAAGCGGAGCTGGCGGGCCGCGAGACGTACGAATACCAGGCGCTGGCAGAACTGGCGGGCGTGGCGAAATCCACCTGGACAGAGACCTATCTGCCTCACTGGATGGCAATGCGCAACAGCTTTAAGCGGCTTGATAGTGGCGCGCTTATCTCTGTAACGCGATCACGTTCACAACAAAAGGCGACAAATTTAGATGCAAGTCTTGCAAAACCGAACTGAAACGCATATATTTCATGTAAATCTGATATCGTCGCCATAGCTTCGTAGGTCGACAAAGAATTAACAGCCTCGCCATCGTGCGGGGCTTTTTCGTTTCAGGGTCAGAAGCACAGCGGTTGTGCGTTCGGCTGTTAACCGAATGGTCGAAGGTTCGAATCCTTCCTGTCCCGCCAGATTCGCCGGTCTAGTTCAGTGGCAGAACGGCAGCCTTGTAAGCTGCGCGTCAGAGGTTCGATTCCTTTGCCCGGCACCAGTAGCAAAACACATCGTCATCGTGGCGGTGTTATCTTGCATGAGGCGGAAGAGTAGCGCTCCTTCCCGTCAGCTCCACGAAACGGAGCACGCAACAGGTAAGGGCATTCTCCCGTATGGGGCTTGGCTTAAATGCACCGAGTGCTCTTTCCGTTGTGGTGAATGCGCAGGCTGATGCGCAATGATTGCACTCCCGTTGCCATGTTCTGCCACTGACGGGCGTAGGCGGAAAAGTCGGAGATCAGTACCGACCACCACAAACCAAACCCACTGCCTGGGACCCTTCGGCCAACGAGCCGACATTGCCACACCCTCACGTTGCCAGCCTGTCGCTGGCTTTTTTATTCCAGGCCCCGGGAACCATCATCGACATGCCTTCTTGTTAAATCGTCCCGAGGGCCTGAACCAACTACACACGGAATAAATATGTCTGAGACCTTCACTATCGTAGGCGTTGGTCTTACATCGTCATCAGTCGGTGTAACCTTTGCCACGCTGTTTCCGGAGGCGACTCCAGCAGTGATGCTCGGATCACTCGCCGGAACGGCGCTATACGTTCTGACCTCAGATCCCCATCAACTCTGGAAGCAGGCTATCTTTGCGCTGATATCGTTTATCAGTGGCGTGTTCTTCTCCGTACCCATGGCGAAAATCATGGCCGGAATCATCAACACGCCGTTAAGCCTGATGAAGCCACCGGCCAGCATTGAAGTATCGCCAGCTGTCGGTGCAATTGTCACTGCTTCCATTTCCGTGGCAGTCCTGCTGCGCATTCTCCGCAAATCCAAAAGCGGGAAGATGCCGGGGCTGGGGGAGGAAGATAAATGACATGGCAGCTTCTTCTGATGGATGCAAACGCCATAGTTTGCCTGTTAATAATGGTCAGGCTGATGTTTTTCCGTAAAGAGGGAAAGCGTCATCGCCTGAGTGTCGCGGTGCTGGCCTATCTGGTCATCCTTGCCGCAGGATTCAACGCCTTCAACATTCTGCTCGGCCACTACGTACAGGTTAACCTCGGCGATCTGCTTCTGAACTCCGTCATCTGCATAGCGGTGTGGCTGGCACGTGGGAACCTGGCTAAGGTCGTTATAACGGAGTAGTCCATGCAAACCAGTGACAAAGGCATTGCCCTGATCAAGCAGTTCGAAGGCTGCAAGCTCGCCGCGTACCAGGACAGCGTCGGCGTATGGACCATCGGCTATGGCTGGACTCAGCCTGTCGACGGAAAGCCAATCCGCGCCGGTATGACGATTAAGCAGGAAACAGCAGAGCGTCTGCTGAAGACCGGGCTGGTCAGCTACGAAAGCGACGTTTCCCGCCTGGTTAAAGTCGGCCTGACTCAGGGGCAATTCGACGCTCTGGTGTCGTTCACGTATAACCTCGGCTCCCGGTCACTGTCGACGTCGACTCTCCTGCGAAAACTCAACGCCCGTGATTACGCTGGGGCTGCTGATGAGTTCCTGCGCTGGAATAAAGCTGGCGGTAAAGTCCTGAACGGCCTGACCCGTCGGCGTGAGGCGGAGCGCGCTCTGTTCCTGTCGTGATTAGCGCACTGGTTAAGCGTTACTGGCTGCAACTGATTGTGGTGGTGGTAATCGGAGTGCTGGCGTTCTTCGTGAACCGTTATCGCGACAACGCCATCACCTACAAAGACCAGCGCGATAAGGCCACCAAAAATCTCAACCTGGCTAACGCCACCATCAAAGATATGCAGGTGCGTCAGCGAGATGTGGCTGCGCTGGATGCCAAATATACGAAGGAATTGTCCGATGCGAAAAAAACCATTAACGATTTGCGTCGGGATGTCGATTCTGGCGCTAAACGGCTGCGCATCGCCGCAACCTGCCCTGGAGTGTCCAAAGCCACCTCCGCCACCGGCGTGGATGATGCAGGAACCCCCGAACTTACTCCAGACGCTCGACGGAATTATTTCGATCACCGGGACGGAATCGAAACCGTTAACAAAATGATTCACGGCATGCAGGAATACATCGATACGCAGTGCCTGAAATGATCTGTGTAACCCCGCAAGGATGGTGATCACATCTTGCTGACGGGTAAGCCGTAAGTGGCTAAGCACTTCTGAGAAGCAGGGCAAAAGCTGCGACAATGCAAAGAGGTAATCATGTCCGACATCTACCAAATTACGCTAACAACCCAAACCGGAGAAACCTTCACGGGCAAGATGTCACGACGTCAGCCTGAGCTGGTTAACGGCTTTGTGCCGCTGGCGACAGAAACGGGACAGTGGCTGTATTTTGCTCCTGCTGATGTAAAGCGCGTGGAGTTCACGCCAGTACCGGAAGAGCAAACCGAACAGCCAGAAGAAAAAACAACGGAGTAATGAATGAGCAAACCGGACTGGGAGGCCATCGAGACGGCGTACCGGGCCGGAGTGATGTCCCTCCGAGAGATAGCATCACAACACGGCATAAGCGAAGGCGCTATCCGTAAGCGTGCCAAGCGTGACGACTGGTCGCGCGACCTGAATGCGAAGATTCAGCAAAAGGCTGACGATCTGGTACGCAAACAGGAGGTACGCAGAACGGTACGCAACGAAAGCACTTTGACCGAGCGCGTACTGATAGAGGCGACTGCCGAGGTGATTGCCACGGTACGCATGGAGCACCGGGGAGACATCCGCCGGGCTCGTGAACTGACAAACAAGCTATTCGATGAGCTGGCCGGTGAGTGTGGCGACGTGGCCGCGCTTGAAGACCTGGGCGAGATGATGCGCTCACCTGATGACAAAGGTATGGATAAGCTCAACGATCTGTACCACAAAATAATCAGCCTGCCTTCCCGCGTTAAATCCATGAAAGACCTGAGTGACAGCCTAAAGACGCTGATCGGCCTCGAGCGTGAGGCGTACAGCATCGAGAATAAGGCGGAAACGAAAGAGGTAACGCATAACGTCATGCTGGTTCCAACCAGTGACAGCGTGGATGACTGGGAGGCGGCAGCGCAGAAACAACAGGGCGGGGTGCTCGGTGGATGAATTACAAAGCTGTATGGAAGCCACTGCCTGGATCTCAGTCTCTGGCGCTGAGCTGCCCGTGTAACGAAATCTTGTTTGAAGGCACTCGCGGCCCGGGTAAAACCGCTGCGCAGTTAGCCAGGTTCCGGCGTAATGTCGGAGTGGGGTATGGCTCGTTCTGGCGCGGTGTCATCTTCGACACCGAATATAAGAACCTTGCCGACATCATCACTCAGTCGAAGCGTATGTTTCGCCTGTTCAACGACGGCGCGCGCTATCTGTCATCTGCGAGCGAATTGCGATGGGTATGGCCTACTGGCGAGGAGTTGCTCTTCCGCTTCGGCAAAGAGGCGGACGACTACTGGGATTTTCACGGGCAGGAATTCCCGTTCATTGGCTTTAACGAGCTGACTAAGCAGCAGTCCCCGGAATTCTACGAAATGATGTTCTCCTGCCGCCGCTCATCGTTCAGGCCGGAAAACTACCCGCTGGAGAATGGCAAGTTATTGAGGCCAATCCCGCTGGAGACGTTCAGCACGACCAACCCGTTCGGCATCGGGCATACCTGGGTGAAGAAGCGATTCATTGAGCCAGCGCCGCGCGGAACCGTACAGCGCGACCGGCAAATGGTATTCAACCCTCAGACTGAGCGAGAAGAGGAAATCACGCTGACCCGCGTGGCAATCCACGGATCGTTCAAAGAGAACCCGTACCTCGACCCGCAGTACATCGCTACCCTGATGGCCATCAAAGACCCTAACCGACGCAAAGCGTGGGTAGAGGGCTCCTGGGATGTGACCAGCGGCGGACGATTTGACCACCTTTGGAATGAATCACTGCACGTCATTAAGCCGTTCTGCATACCGGATAGCTGGACCGTCGACCGCTCCCATGACTGGGGGGAGTCGAAGCCGTTCTCTAACCTCTGGTGGGCGCAGGCTGATGGTACTGCCGCCGAGCTGCCAGATGGTCGACAGTTCTGCCCGCCAGCCGGGTCGCTGATACTGATCGGAGAGTGGTACGGCTGCCCGCCTGACGAGCTGAACAAAGGCCTGAATATGTCATCCACCAACGTCGCGAAAGGCGTGGCGTGGATTGACAAACGGCTGGTGGGCGAAGACGTCGACGAGCCGGAAGAGATTCAAATCGACGGTGTCACGCAGGGCCAGCTTCACATTATGCCGGGCATCTGTAGCGAAGTGATCCCCGGACCAGCTGATGGGGCGATATTCAACACCGGCGATAACGAGTTATCGATCGCTCAGAAGATGGAAGCGCAGGGCGTTACCTGGTTGCCTGCTGATAAAAAGCCAGGCTCCCGCATCAACGGCGCATCTCTTTTTGCGGATATGCTCGAGGCGGTGGCTGAAGGCGTGAAGCTGGAATCAGGGATGCCTGAGAAGCCAGCATTCTACGTTTTTGACTATTGCCGTGGCTGGATAAGCCGCATTCCGGTGCTCGTTCGTGACGATAAAAACCCCGATGACGTCGACACCCAGCAAGAAGACCACGACTGGGATGGAACACGTTATCGCGTACTGCATTCACCACAAAAAATCACCGGCATGTTGGTGCGATCGCGCTGACGGAGGAAACCGTGAACGAAAGCGAAAATAAACAACTCGCCACGAACGCCAGCATCGACCGCGAGCGGATGCGTTACATCAACGCGCTGTTCAATGGCACCAGTAACACCAAGCGCCAGCGACTGTACCAGGAGTTTGGGTACCCTAAAGAGCTTTGCTTCGATGACTTTTACCGGGCGTACCGCCGCAACGCAATTGCTGGCGCTGCGGTGACGCGCATGGTTGATGGCTGCTGGGAAGATTACCCGGAGGTTTACGAAGGGGACCAGACGAAGGATGCAACACAGCAAACCGCCTGGGATAAGCGGGTTAACAAGCTACTTAAGCGCTGCTGGAAGCAGATTAAGGGCGCTGACAAACGCAATCTCGTAGGGCGATACTCTGCTTTGCTGCTCCAAGTTAAAGATAGCAAGCCATGGTCTGAACCTGTTGATAAGTCGATGGTCGGCAAGCTGCAGGAAAGGGCGCTTGTCCGGCTCATTCCAGTTTGGGAGGCTCAACTAGACCCGGTCAGCTATAACGAGGATCAGAACAGCGAGAACTATGGCGCTGTCAGCATGTACTCGTTCACAGAGATACCAGTTCAGCAACAGCGCAGTGGCCAGCCCGGGCGCATCATCAATGTCCACCCCGACCGCGTCATCATCCTGGCTGAAGGCTCGGATGACGGGCGGCTTGACTCTGGTGAGTCGCTGCTGGAAGAGGGCTTCAACAAACTGCTGGACCTCGAGAAGGTTTCTGGTGGTGCTGCTGAGGGCTTCCTGAAGAACGCCAGCCGTCAGCTCAACTTTAACTTCAGCGCCAAGACAAGCTTTGCGCAGCTGGCGAGGGCGCTGGGCGTCAGCGAGGCCCAACTCTCTGAGGGGATGGATGACCAGGTTCGCCGCCTGAATGACAGCACCGACAGCGCAGTTATCATGCAGGAGGGCGATACCAGCGTGCTTTCCGTGGCCGTTGCCGACCCTGAGCCAACCTGGCGAACCGCGCTGAGTGAGTTCTGCGCGACTGTTCCCATTCCTGTGAAAGAGCTTGTGGGGATGCAGACAGGTGAGCGCGCCAGCACTGAAGATGCAAAAGGCTGGGGCCGCACCAGGATGAGCCGCCGCAAAGGGTTCCTCACTGAAGTTATCACCGATGTGGTGTCGCGCTTCTGGGCGCTTGGCATTATCCCTCCTGCTCGGAATGAAGAAATTACCGTGGGATGGTCCGATCTACTGGCACCAAGCCAGGCAGAGAAGATTGCCAACATGGATAAGCTGGCTGACGTGGCCGTGAAGTCCACGAACGCGTTTGGCCGCTCCGCTATCACCGAAAACGAGATACGCGCGGCAGGCGAGTTGCAAGCCTTGCCAGAACTTGATGACGAGGTGCCGCCAGATGGCAATAAGCCAAAGCCTGATCCACTGGCCTACCCAGAATCAGAAACCGAAGAGTCCGGTGATACCACGGTCGAAAGTTGACCCCACGATGTCGCGCAAGCCAGTCAGCAGGATGGAGCACGATATCGAGGACCGGTATTACGCGATTAAGGTTGCACTGAAAGCCCTGTTCGAGAAGCGCCTAACCGGGCGAGAGCGTGAGTTCAACAGCCACAACTGGCACTTCCTTTGCCATGACCACGGCGAGGATATGCGGCTCTACCAGGTCAACGCTGGCCGATTCATCTACGACATGTCGCCACAGGAACTGGCTGACCTGCTGGAAGCGGTGCAGGGCATTCTCGACGATTACCTGCTGGATGGTGGCGAGCAAAACCTGTGGGCGATGGATTACGTCGTCGCAGAAGCTCAGCGCGGCACGCTAGAGGCCTTCAACAACCTATCGCAGCAGTCCCAGGTTTACGCCAGTCAGACGACGCTACAGCAGCTTTTAAGCAGCCCCGGTTATCTTAATCAGATATCGGCGGCCAGGCTGACAACGTTCAGTGACTGGAAGGTCATCAGCGACACCGCCCGCGGCGATTTGACCAACATCATCACCGATGCGGTAGCGCGCGGCGTGAATCCACGTGAGACGGCCAGCGTCATCAGCAAGCGTCTTGACGTATCGATGTCGAAGGCAAAGACCATCGCTCAGACTGAGCAGGTCGGTGCGCTGCGGCAGGCACAATGGAACGAAACGGACTGGGCCGCTGAACGTCTTGTGCTGAATACCGGCTTGCTGTGGCTGTCAGCGCTCAAGCCAACGACGCGCACCTGGCACGCCAGCCGTCACGGCAAGGTCTACACCACCGAAGAGGTGCGGGACTTCTACGCTGAGAACGGTAACCGGTACAACTGCTACTGCAGCCAGATTCCTGTGCTGCTCAATGACGACGGCAGCCTTTTCAATGAAGGTCTTAGTGAAAAATTGGGTAAAGAAAGAGCTGGTTGGAAGGCCAATAAATAATTAATATTCTTATCCTTCACGATCTCTAACCAGAAGGGCATCATGGGTAAAGAATATGGCTTTTTTGTGAAGGTCTTTTCTAAAGAGGAATATCGTAATGATTTCCTTAATGGGAAGATATTCATGAACACAATCAAGTTTTTTAAAGAATATGAAGATGTGCACGACGGTAACGTAGGTGACAAACATGAAGCTGTTGGTGGATGGTTCCAGCCTCCTGGTATGAGAATTGTCATTAAGCCTGAGGGTGCCGAACCAATTACCATCACCGAAGAGGATCTCGCCGGCCCTATCGTCATGAGAATGAACAGGCACGATACAATCAATGTATTTTGTATAACATATCTTCATTCTCACGGAATAGGCTTAGATGACCCAGTAGACGACGAAACTTTCGAGAAATTACAGGGTTATTTCACTGTGCCTGACGACTTAGTTAATCTCGGGGAATATGCTGTTGTCATACCAAAAACCCAGCCATTTTTGGAAAAAATACGAAATGCTGCCACTAAATTAATTAGTGAAAAGCAAGCTTTGAGCTTCAGGGCAGAAAAGGTGACTTATTACGACAAAAATTCTTCCCTATCTCTAACAAATCCCGACGATGCTGTTTTCCACAAGCAAAAAGATTACGAGCACCAAAGTGAATTCAGAGTCTGTTTAGACAGAGGAAGTAATGTAGCCGAGCCATTTATCCTTGAGGTTGGCGATCTTGATGGTATTGCGCTGCCATGTTTAACCAATGAAATAAACAGTTTCATAAAGTTTGAAAAGTACTAAAAGAACCCGCTTCGGCGGGTTTTTTATTGCCTGAAATACACCAATGAGGACGCAACGTGAAGCTATCCAGCATCCACGTTAAATCCCTCGCCATCAACGCCTCCAACATCTCAACGACCACCATCAACGGCCATGAACACTACGTCATTCGTGGTGTTGTTCCGATCGTGGATGACATCGTCATGAATGGCGGGCTGTACCCGGCTGAGGAGATTAACAAAAGCTTCAAAACCATGGAGCGTAAATTGATGCCGATCGGGCATCCCATGGTTAACGGGAAGTATGTTCCTTCGACCGATCCAGAGGCGCTGAACACATACTATGCCGGGGCATGGGCGCAGAACGTCAGCAAGGCCAACGACAAGGTCGTGATGGATGTTTACGTCAATAAGGCCGTGGCAGATACCAAGCCTGACGGGAAGCGCCTTATTCAGCGCCTGGACGACATGATGTCTGGGGAGAATATCGACCCAATCCATGTCTCGACTGGGCTGCTGCTCAACAAAGAACAGCGCGCTGGTGAGTCGAAAGGAAAGAAACACTCCTGGGTTGCTCACAATCTTGATTTTGAGCACACAGCGATCCTGCTTGATGAGCCCGGCGCCGGGACGCCGGATGAAGGCGTCGGCATGTTCGTTAACGCTGATGGGCAAGAGGCTGATGTTGAAACGACGAGCCTCATCGACGCGGCAAACAGCATGAAAGATGGCTGGTGGAACAAAGTTAAGTTCTTCATCAGCAACGCTTCAGAGATGTCATTCGACGACATCTACCAGGCACTGCGCATGTCCATCAAGCAGGACGACAAAAAGTGGCGATACGTCGTCAGCGTCTGGCCTGACCATTTCGTTTACGAAGAAGATGGCGAGAACGCCAAGCCAAAACTCTTCGACCAGAAGTACCTCATCTCTGACAAGGTCGTAACGCTTGTCGGCGATCCAGTAGAAGTCGTGCGCAAACCAACTGAGTACGAAGTCAAAACCAACGGAGATACAAACCCGATGAAAGAGAAGATGATCGCCGCGCTCAATGCCGCAGGCGTTAAAACCGAGGGGCTGACCGACGATCAGGTCTGGGATGCCTACAACCAGCAGATGCAGAAGAAAGAAGGTGGCGGCGACCCGGGTCAGTCTCAGATTAACTCTGATGTGATCACTGCGGCTGTTAATGCGGCGCTCACCCCACTGAATGAAAAGCTTGGCAAGCTGGAAACCCAACTGCAGGCGAACGCTGAGAGCGACCTGAAAACCAAACGTGACGCTGTTAAAGCGAAATTCTCGTTCATGACCGAAGCAGCGATCAACTCGCTTTCAGGCGAAGCGCTGAACGACATGTACTCACAGTGCCAGACCAGCACTCCGCTGAATCCGTCATTCCAGTTGGTCAATTCTGAAAACGACCAGTGGAAAGACTACGACCTCAACGCTGGCATCGATCAGGAGAAAAAATAATGGCTAACGTCATCTATCGTGGCCCGGTCGAGCGTGAGCCGGAAACCATCAACCTGCCTGTTGCTGCGGCGCTTACTCCTGGTGTGGCGGTAAAGGTTGCATCTGGCAAGCTTGCAGCCGCCGCTGATACTACCGGCCGCTGGCTCATCCTCGGCAACCGTCGCTTTATCGGCCAGGCAATCACCACTGCATACGCAGCGAACGAAACCGGTGTGGCGTATCGCGTCGAAGGCGAGCAGGAATACAACGTTCGCCTGGCGGCAGCTGCTTACACAGTAGGTCAGGAACTGACCATCGGTACCGGCGGCGTATTCAAAGCGGCCGCAACCGGCAACCAGGTCGTCGCAACGTTCGACGAAAAAGCAGGGCGCACTCTGGCGGCGGAAGGTTTCGCCGACGTGGTGATCCTCTCCACTCCGTACGCCAAGGCATAAGGAAAACAAGAATGTTAAAGTTTACTCCACAACAGCAGGGGCTGATTATCAACGCTCGCCGTCGCTGGGACATGATGCAGCGCAATATGGCTGCACAGCATGGCTTTGCAGTCAACGAAGCTGGCGGTCAGTTCATTGCCTTTGATGATCTCGTCGGTAACGCCTCCGTGCTGCCGAAAGATGTCTGGGGCGAATGGGACCGCTCTGCGATTACCGTTCAGCGCGACGTGCTGTCAGTGTTCAATGACCTGGCAGCCAGCGTGTCACGCCCGATGGCGCTCGGTAAAATCGTGCACTACTTCATGACCCTGTCCGATTCCGGCGATGTAAACATCAGCCTGGATGGCCGCGGCAAGGCGAAGGGCGATCAGCCTGTCATGGATTACGAAGGCACGCCGCTGCCGATCATCGACAGCGAGCTGACTTTCGGCTGGCGCCAGATGCTGGCAGCTCAGACCGAAGGCTACTCTCTGGACAGCGACGCCATTTCCAACCATCAGCGCAAAGTTGCTGAGAAGCTGGAAGACATGGTGCTGAACGGCGATCCAAATATCAACGTCGGAGGCGCGACTATCTATGGTCTGCGCACTGCGCCAAACCGCGCAACCGGCACCCATGGTCTGACCCTGAACGGCGCTACCGGTGCGCAGTGGGTTGCTGCCATCTCCAACCTGATTAACCTGCTGCATACCGAAAACTTCTATGCGCCGGTGACCATTTACCTGAACTACAAAGACTGGTTCTACGCGTCCGTGAACGACTACGCGGCGAATTATCCGAAGACCATTCTGTCCCGCATCATGGAAATCCCGGGCGTTGCGGCTCTGGTTCCGGCGTCGAAGGTTCCGACCGATGAGCTGCTGGGCGTGGTTAAGCGCCCTGACGTGGTGCAGATCCTTAACGGCATGCCGATGACCATGCGTCCTAAAGCCCGCCAGAACCCGGAAGACGATTATGTCTTCTCCGTACTGGCCGCCGCGGCGCCGCAGTTCAAACACGACGCAAATGGACAGGCCGGTTACGTCCAGCTGACCAAAGCATAATTCATGGGGCTCCGGCCCCATCTTTTTACGGAGGCCGTATGGCTGGTAAAGAACAAAAATGGCTGCTCACCCACGACAGCCACGAGCTGAAAAAGGGTGAAGTCTACAAAGGCGAGACTCTCCCGCTGTGGCTGGTAGGTAAAGCGATCCCGGTAAGCGACCAGGTCCTGGAAGTGGTGACCCCTGCCGACGTGCAAAAGCTGCAGGCTGACCTCGATGAGGCCAATGGCAAAGTGGAGTCGCTGACCGCCGACAACACGAAGCTACAGGCTGACCTCGACGAGGCTCAGAAACAAATCGACGAGTTGAAGAAAAAGGCGAAATAACCATGGCTGACCCAATCACAGCGGCAGACGTGCAGGCGTTCCTCGGTGAATTGGGTTACTCCATCCCGGGCGCGCTGCTGGAGCCGATCCTCTGCGTGGTGAACAAGATTATCCCGTGCCTCGATGGCGCGGGGTATGACGACTGCACCGCTAAGCTGATCCTGATGTATGCCGCCGCGCTGATGGCTACGTCGTCCGGCGCGCGCCGCATCAAATCGCAGGGTGCGCCGTCTGGCGCGTCACGCTCGTTTGAGTACGGTGACGACAGCATCACCTGGTTGCGCGACTCGCTGGCCCGCCTCGATACCAGCGGCTGCACCGATGAGCTGCCTATCAGCGCTGGTAACAGTGTCGGCCTGTTCATGGTGGTCGGGGGCTGCTGATGACGTACAAATCAGTTAAGCACGGCCTGCCTCGCTCGTTCACCCGCGTCTGGGTGATGACCGACACCGGGCGGGAGACTACCGGCTACGTTAAATCGGATGGTGAGTGGCATATCAACTGTGAGCGCATCCGGGCGAATGGCGCGAAGGTGCTGCGCTGGAAGGAGGGCTGATGTCGTCTACTGCTTCATGGTCCTACAACAAGCCGTGCACGATATGGCGTAAGGGCGCTGGTGGTAATGATGAGTTTGGCGATCCTGTCGACCCATACGAACCGCCTGAAACCATCATGTGCGACTACATCGGCGGCCTGTCAGCAAAGCTCGGCTCAATCGGTAAAGAGGTTGTTGTAAAAAACACCTTCTTTACTGCTTTTGCTCTGGCCGATGAGGGCGATTACATCCTGATTGGTGTGAGCACTGAACCAGACCCGGTCGTGGCCGGTGCCGATGAGGTGCGTCACGTAACGCGCTGGAACGACACTCTCGACGGTCTGGAAGATGACTGGGCGATTATTACGGGAGTGTAGCCATGGGCATCAAAGTGAAGGGCATCAGCCAGGCGAAGAAGCACCTGAACGATGTCATCAACGACGTTAAGGGGCGCAAAGTAATTCGCGCGCTGCAGTCGGCGATGATTCTTATCGGTGCGCGGGCGGCATATTACACCCCAATCGACACCTCCACGCTGATTAACAGCCAGTTTCGGGAAGTCGACGCTGGCGGCGTGTTCATTACCGGGCGCATAGGCTACTCGGCAAACTATGCTGCGTACGTTCACGAGGCGTCAGGAAAACTGAAAGGCCAGCCGCGCGCACACTTCGGCGTGACCAGCAACCGATCTGAGTTCGGCCCGCGGAAACCGAAAGAGTTCGGCGGCGGGACCGGAACGGGCAACTACTGGGATCCACATGGCGAGCCGCAATTCCTGACCAAAGGCGCGAATGATGAGCGCGATAACGTTGACGCGGTGATGCGCAAGGAGCTTTCTCTATGACACCCATGATGCACGAGCGGGTGCGCAACATGTTCGTCGACGCCGGACTAACGGCCGGATTCACGGTGCAACAGCTGATGTACGACGACCCGGACGACCTGTCGAAGGCGATCATGGTGTTCAGGCCAAACGGCGGGTCGAATATCCGTACTGATCTGGGATCTGAGTATCACGTCCTGGTCGACGTCGTCGGCGCTAAGGATAAGCGCAAAGACGCGCTCAGCGCTGTGCAGCGAATCGTCGATTACGTCCAGGACAACCCCATGGCTGACGAGTGCGTCGGCTACATCCAGAACATGGGCGCAATTCCCGCGCCGGTGCTCACAGAAGAAGGGCGAATAGTCTTCCGACTCCAGTTCGCCTGCACTTACGGCGAATAGCCATCCCAACCAAATAACCCGCTCCGGCGGGTTTTCTTTTATACGTCAAAGAGGAGTTTCACATGGCTAATTGCCAGAACTCGAACGAGCGCCTGTTCGGCGGTGCGGTCGTGCTGGAAGTCGCCGATGGCTGCCCGGACGTCAAGCCACTTGAATCTGAGTGGAAGGCGCTGGCCGCTGGTACGTCGAAAGGCTTCGACTTCAACCCGAACTCGGTTACCTCTGATGCGGATGACGGCGGCGGCTATGTCGAAACCATCATCACCAACAGTGACTTCACCCTGAGCTTTGAAGGTGAGGTGCGCAAGAAGGACAAGCTGGATCAGTACGGTGTTGGCAAGTTCATCAAGTATTTCGCTGATGAGCTGAAGGCCAAGCGCCAGCCAGGTATCTGGGTGCGCATGGACTACGGCCCGGTCGAATTCGTTGGCTACATGAACATCACGGCACTGAGCTCTGACGGCGGTACCAACGACATCGTCACGTTCTCCACCGAGTTCAAAGTCGGAGATGCAACCACCATCGAAGTGAACGAACTGACTGCTGTAGCAGTGACTGGCGTGACGGTGACACCGACAACCAGCACCGGCACGGCGGGCGGTACCAGTACCTTCACAGTGAATATCGCACCAACCGGCGCAACCAACAAAGATTTCACTGTAGCGACTACCGATGCGACCAAAGCAACGGCCACCGCATCCGGCAACACCGTTACCGTGACGCGTGTCGCCACCGGCAGCGCGCAGATCATCATCAACACCGAAGACGGCAACTTCGTGGCAGTGCATACGGTTACCGTCACCTAACGGACATTCCAAAGGGCGGCGTGCTGCCCTTGATAATGACCGTTTACTGGAAGGCCTATGACCGCTTTAACCGATATTGGTGAACTCTCTATCAGCGACAGCCGCGAAGGCGGGAAAGATTACCTGCTGCGACCTTCATTCGAGGCCATGACCAGGATCGGCACTCCGGAAGAGATAGTCCAGGCGTACGCCACCATCCACGGTAATGATGTCGCTCAGCTCATTGAGGTGTGCGCAGGCACGCTGGGGCGTTTTCCTGAATGGCTATCCCCATCATTCAACCGCGCTGCTGAGAAGCTGTTATCAACGTGCATGCTGGTGCTGCAGGCGTGCTGCGATGACGACCTGACACCGATGATCGGCGAGTGGAAAGGGTGGCGGCACTGCGTCGTCTACCGCCCGGGCCAGATGCCGAAGAACGACATCATCGTACTGGCGCAGCACCTCATGCAGCACGGCGTCGTCGGCAAAGCCAAAGTCCGGCAGTTACAGCGCCACGAAACGGGCGCAAGAACGAACGAATTTAAAGCCTTCGATTACATCAGCGCGGCTCGTAGCCACTTTGAGATGAACCGCGCCGAAGCCTCTCAGTTAACGATGACCGAATTCCAAATGCTGCTGGCGGCGAAATACCCGGACCAGAAAGGCTTCACTCGCGAAGAGTACGACAGCATCGCCGACGAGTACCTGGCTAAACAGGCAGCGCGCAGGGCAAAAGCAAAGCAATAACCGGAGAATGACATGGCAGGTGAGAAGAACGCCGGTAGCATCGTTTATGAAATCAGCGCCGACGTTGAGCCGCTGCTGCAGGGCGGGAAACAGGCCATTGATGCTCTGGATAAACTGGATGCTGCAGCCCAGCAGTCCGGCAAGGGAATGGATAACCTTGATCAGAGCGCATCCCAAACCGGGTCCGCGTTTACTGAGTTAGCTGGTTACGCCAATTCCATGGACAACCAGCTTCGCAAGCTCAATACCAACGTGAGCGGAATTGCCCGCGCAATGGAAGAGGCCCGCAGCGGTACCGGCGGTGCGAGCAGTGAATTCAGTCGAGCAGAAACCATCATTGAGGCACTGGGTAACCAGATAGCTGTGCTGGACGAAGCGCAGGAGAATGGCGCGCGTAGTGCCGCAGTTCTGGCTGCGCAGTTGCGTGCTGGGTCGAAAGCCACCGATGAAGAGAAGCAGAAGATCGGCGAATTGACCGGACGACTGTTCGACATGAAAGGCGCTGCTGACACATCGATGGGCAGCAACAAGGGCTGGAAGTCCAGCATGCAGCAGGCCGGATACCAGGTTCAGGACTTCATCGTACAGGTGCAGGGTGGTCAGTCTGCGCTGGTGGCGTTCGCTCAGCAGGGGTCACAGCTTGCAGGTGCATTCGGTCCTGGTGGCGCTGTATTGGGTGCGGTGATTGCGTTGAGCTCAGTTGTCGCTGGCGTGCTTATTACTTCGCTTAATGGCGGTAAGAACGCGATGGATGCGCTGAAAGACGCAGCCGAAGCGATGGATAAGGTAATCACCATTTCCTCGCAAGGCGTGGCTGCGCTTTCCGACAAATATGCCGCCCTGGCGCGTGTAAATGCTGACGTTGCAACTTTGCTTCGCAATCAGGCGCTGCTGGAGTATAACCAGGCCATCTCGAAGATACCGAAGGCCATTAGCGACGCGTCTGATGCTTTCATCACGTTAGGCGATCGCGCCCTAGCTGCGGTTGGCGGGGCGTCTCCAAGCATCAAGAAATTCAACGATGAGCTTTCTGCGCTTGGTGTTACCACCACAGACTGGAGCCAGGCAATTCAGCAGGCCAACAGCCAGGGACAATATGCTTCTGGCATTGTTAACTCTTTATCTTCGACGGTCAGCACGCTTTCTTCCCGTCTCGGCATCAGCAAGCAGTCAGCGTTTGATCTGGCAAGAGAACTATCAGACCTGAGTAATAACCCGTCCCCGGAAGCACTTCAGGAACTGGCGAAAAAACTCCAGGAAATGCAGTCATCATCCAAAGACGGGCAGTCAGCTATTGCTGAACTGGCAGGTAAGCTTGTTGATCTGGCAAGAGAGGCGGCCAACGCTAAAATCAACGTCGACAGCCTGAACAAGTCCACCGACAACCTTACGGCCGGGCAGAAGAACCTCATCAAGCAGTCTGAGCGCAACCTTGCGCTGTCGAAGTTGCAGGGTGAGGCCCGCGCCCGGCTGCAGGCGCAATACGCTGCAGAAGATGCCGGGTTTGCGAAGGATGATCCGCACGCCAAGCAGATGGAAGATGATGCTGCCGCTACGTACAAAAATACGCAGGCACAGAAGACTCTCCAGTCCGAGCAGAAGAAGGGGGCTTCCCAGGCTGATTCTATTGCCCAGAAGCTGGCTAACCTCAAGCAGCAATCGGAGTTGGCGGCAGACTCAACGAACAAGCTGAGTCGCGAGCAGGCCATCCTGACTGCGCAGCAGTCGCTCGGGAAAGGAGCCACTAAAGAGCAGATAGCGCTTGCCGGTCAGTATGCGGCAAAAAAATGGGACACAGCCAACGCCATTAAGGCTGAAGCTGCAGCGCAGAAGCTTCTCCCTGAAGCGGCTGAGAACGCCAGTTACAAACAGGATGTTGAGGATCTGAATACGGCGCTGGCTGCGAAGAAAATCAGCCAGGAGCAGTACAACCAGACCTCAGAACGACTGGCGGCAACTCACCAGGCTAACCTCGCGAAAATCCAGGCTCAACAGGCTGTGACGCCACAGCAGGAGGCTGTCGGAGGAGTTGACCCTGTTCAGCAGCTGGCTAACGAGAACGCCAGGAAACTCGCGCTTATTCAGTCATACGAGCAGCAGGGGCTGATTACTCACCAGAACGCCATGGCATTGCGTGCTGCAACTGACACGCAGTATGAGCAGGCGCGCATCGCTGCCCAGTGGGAGATTTTTCGTAACCAGAGTATGGGGAATGAGTTGCTGGCCGCGAGCTTTGACTCTCTCGCAGGCAATGCATCCAATGCCTTAACCGGCATCATCACCGGGAGCATGTCGGCGCAGGAGGCTATGCAATCTCTCGCCAGCAATGCCCTGAATAGCCTGATTAACGGCTTCGTTCAGATGGGCGTCGACTGGGTGAAATCTGCGGTCATGGGTGCAGCAGCGCAAACCTCTGCGATTGCCACGACTACTGCGGCGCAAACTGCTGGTTTAGCGACAACCACTGCGGCAAGCACCGCGGCGGCCACGACCACGATGGCGGTTTGGACACCAGCTGCGGCCGTTGCCTCAATCGGTTCATTCGGTGGTGCCGCGGCGATCGGTATTGCAGCCCTTATCGCGGCTATGGCTATGGCTGGTGGTATTGCTGGCAAGCGTAAGAACGGCGGACCGGTATCGGCTGGTCGTACGTATCAGGTGGGTGAGGGCGGCATGCCTGAAATCTACCAGGCGTCGAACGGCAGCCAGTACATGATCCCCGGCGACAACGGGAAAGTCATCAGCAACAAGCAGATGAATTCCGGTGCCGGCGGTAGTTCCGTGCCTGTCACTATCAACATTCAGAACTATACCGGCGCAACTGTCGACGCGCAGGCGACCCAGAACGGTAATGGCGTGACGATCGATATGATTGTTGCAGACATTAGCCAGGGGGGCCGCATTGGACAGGCTATCCAGCAAAATCACCAGGCACCACGCAAAGCAAGGGGATAACATGCCAATTCCGTACCCTGACTGGTTGCCACTGGCCCAGAAAGGGAAATCACCAACCACAGATACCGGATTCCGCGTCGACCAGCCGACGGTCGGCGCGCCGGTATTCCAGAAATTAACCGACGATCTGAAGACGTCTGTATCCCTGACGTGGATATTCACCCTGGACCAGCACCGGGCATTCATGCAGTGGTTGCGCAGCCCGAACTACCTCGACAACTGCAATCAGTGGTTCACGATGCCGCTCGGCACCGGGACAGGAGATACCGGCGTTGAGGTGCAGGAATTACACTTTCTCTCCTGGCCGTCATGGTCACAGTCAGGGGCCATTTTCACGTGGAGCGGTGATGTCATTGCGCGCGAGCTGGTTAACTCCGATGACGAGTTTGACGACATCATCATTGAGCTGCCGCCACCATGGGCCTCATGGTTGGATATCGTTGTCACTGGCTATTCTGACGGGCGCGACCCGGAGAGCTTACCTAAGGTGCCTTAATGCCGACGCTCAGAGAATTTCAGAGTCGAAGGCCAAACCGAATCCTGTATGAAACCATTACGTTTTACAGCCCGGTCTTTGGCTATATCAGGCTCGTTAATAACCAGATTTTCCCCAAAACGCTCGGCGGGCAGGTCTACACGCCTTGCCGCATGGAATTAACAGAAAGCCAGCAGAGCAACACGCCGATCCTCGACAGCACCGTCAAATTTGGCCGCCTGGCGCAGGACTTCAAGCAGCAACTCAAGCAGTGGAAAGCCTACTCGCGCATCACGCCTATCTCGGCGACGTATCAGCAGTTTGATGCAGCCGACATGTCCACGGCCATCAAGTCGTGGACGCTCTACGTCAGCGACTGCTCGATGGACGACAAGGACGTAACGTGCAGCCTGACGCGCGTAAATCCGCTCAATCGTAACGTCGGGCGGCTGTACACAGTCGAAGAATATCCGGGGCTCCAGAATGCTTAAAGACGATTTCCTATCGCGGGTTGAGGGCATCCACTGGAGTAACCGCGCCTGCAGCTTTGACGCTACTGACTGCTGGGGCCTGGTGGTCCTCTATTACCGCCACGTCCTGGGGATCGAAATTCACCAGACGGTGGATTACGAATCAAGGCGCGACTTCATGACGTGCTATGACGCTGATGTCGTGTTCTGGCGGCGTGCTGACACGTTCACCGATGACGGGATTTTCGTCGCCTGGGTTGGCAGCCAGCCTGTGCATGTCGGCCTGATTGTTGACGGTCGCGCGCTGCACAGCCGCGGGGAAAATGGACACGTCCGGTTCGACGCCATCCGGACAATACAGAAGCTATTCACCAGAGTGGAGTTTTACACCTATGCCGGTAATCGAGATTCAGCGCGTTCCGGGGATGCCAAAGGATCGTGCGGTAGTTAAAAACGGCACGGTATTTTCAGAATGGCTTGAGCAGGAAAGTTTTCATCGCGATATTCGCATCAACGTTAACGGCAAAGAACTGCAACCCAATGATGAGCTGGAGTTTGCACTTCAGGACGACGACCGGGTAATAATTTTCGACCAGCCGAAGAGCGGCGGTCTTGTCGGCACGTTGCTAAACCCTCTTGAGCACCTGAATCCGATCAAGTTCACCCAAAAGGTGTTGTCTTCGCTGATGCCGAAGCCAAACACGAACGCCGGCGGCGGGAACAGTAAGACCTCACCCAATAATAGCCTGAAGGGGCAGACTAACATCGCGCGCAATGGCGAAGCGAAACCGGACAATTTCGGCCAGGTTCGTTCCTTCCCGGATCTGGTTCAGGAGTCGATTTTCGAATATATCGACAATCTGAAATACATCACTGAATTAATGTGCTTTGGAATCGGTTTTTACGATAAAACCTCTATGCGATTCTCTGAATCAAACTTAGGATCAATGGCTGGCGCCTCTTACACATTTTTCAATCCCGGAGAGGCCATCCCTGTTGTGAATGAGGGCTATCAGTTCGACGATGTAGACGGGCAGGAAGTGCCAGGGCTTAATGAAAGCGAAGATTTTCCGATCGAGACCGCCACAGCAAACACCGTCATCAGCGGAGTATATGCTGGCGGCCAGATAGCGATGAAAATCGTTAAACAGGCGGACTTCGACTACTTCGCTGACCTGACTCTCCCGCACCCGGTAACGTTCACTATCAACGTGACGTACCCGATCACCGGCGGAACGCGCACGGAAGACGTCACGCTTTCCGGGCGGCTTATCAGCTTTGCAGAGACAAACGACGGCGCCGTCGTCAGCCCTGTTTACTATTACACGTTCACGTTCGACAATCTGAATGGTCCGTCCATCCCCATCCAGGATGCGACTATCAACACAACCAAGTTCATCCTGAACGATAACGCCGCGCTGATAGTCGGTCCGTTCTTCTCGCCGATACCATCAAGCCAGCTGTGGCTGCATACGCAGTCCGGGCTCGGCGGGAACAGCGAAACGAACTGGGTGGTCAACATCTGGAAAGTCGACAATGACAACAACCTGATCCCCGGAACAGAGCAGACGTTCACGTACCGGCAGACGACGCCACACGACTACATGTCGGAGACGTTTAACCGGACTGACAAACTCACCCCGGCGGGCGGGTTTGGGCGCTATGCGATCACCTTCCAGAGGACGGATAACAGCAGCGACGCGAGCAAGCTGCAGGTTGAAGAGATTCATGCGGTAAACATCAGGACGAACGTCGTTCACGCTGAGGATTCGCTGGTAATGGTGAAGGTCCGGGCTACCGAGAACGCCACAAGCGGGCGCGACAGGAAGTACAACGCGCTGATCACCCGCCACGTCATCAGCTACAACATGACGACGCAGCAGGTCGACTACACGCTCAGGCCATCACGTAAGTTCGCAGATATCGCCTTGTTTAACTGGCTGGTCGTCGGGCAGCAGCCTGAGTCGAGCATTGATATTTATGGCCTGTACCAGATCCAGGCCGAAATCGACGCTATCGACCCGCGGCTTGGGTATTTCGATTACACCTTTGACGATGAGGATGTATCGCTCGGTTCGCGCATGGAGACCATCTGTGACGCTGCCAGCGTATCGGTTTACGACGACAATGGCGTGCTGTCATTCACCAGAGACAGCAAAAAGGCATCTGCGGCCACGATATTCAACCGCTCAAACACCAAACCTGATGGTTACTCGCTCTCCTACGACATGACGCTGCCTGGCGGCTACGATGGCGTAGAGGTGCAGTATCGCAACCCGGACACCAATAAGCAGGACTTTGTCCGGTACCGGATATCCGGTAATTCCATCATTGAAGGATCGCCGGCCAAAGCGAAAAAGTTCGAAATGCTTTACGTCAGAAACAGGTTCCAGGCGGCGGAGCGCGCGCTTAGGGAATGCAGGCGGCTTATCTACTCCCGCATGACCATGCAGGTAACGGCAATGGCTGACGGAGAATGGGTAAACATAGGCGATATGGTTCAGGTACCTGACACATACGACACCAACCAGCAGGCCGGTTATATCGTGTCGCGGGTTGGGAATGACTTCGAGACGAGTGAGCGCATCAACTTCTCAGGAACCATGTTTGTGCAGGTTACAGATTCGTACGGCGCCACCACGGCGCGATACCCCGCATCTCCGCGTGCTGATACTGCGTTCGGCTTTACCGCTGCTATCCCGAATATCGATCTCAACCTGTTTGATGGTGTCGACGTCCAGTCTCCTTCACGGTACGTGATCGCCACCTCACAGGAACTGGATGCCGGGCAGTGGACTATCACCGCCAAGCAACCTGATGGAAAGGGTAGTACCGCATTAACCCTCGCTGAGTATAGCGATCTGATTTACCAATAAGACCCATCCCGATCACTTCAACCCGGCCACAGAGCCGGGTTTTTTTATGGAATCAATATGGCTACGCAACCGACTCAAAATGCTGTACCAAGCGAATCACCCCGCGACCTGAAGTTTAACGCTGGAAAAATTGATGAGTTTGTCACTTCATTTGCTCAGCAATACATCGATCGTTTTGGAAAAGCGCACTATACGATTGAAGGTCTGAAGCAGTTAGTGCTTCAGCAGATATACAACCTTGGATGGAACCTGAGGGGCTCTTTCCAGGATGGCGGCACTGTGACGTCAGCTGGCGACCTTCTCCAGGATGAGAGCACGAATATCTGGTACCGCTGGGATGACCTCGAAACTTTGCCAAAAACCGTTCCTTCTGGTTCTACCCCGGCATCAGCTGGTGGTACGGGGGTTGGTAAATGGCAGCCGGTTGATGTAGCAGATGTCCTGCGTAAAGATCTGGCATCGTCAACACCTGGGAAGGGGGCTTCACTGGTTGTATTGGAAAGTGGTGATTCAGTCCAAAAGGCAATTAATAATATTTTGGCGATTCCACAGCGCTGCACACATGCTGCTAATTTATTAGCAGATGGAAGTTCTATCATTATTGAGTGCTTCGGTGACTCCACTATGTGGGGATCCATACCTGGTGCTACTACTACTCAGGACCCGAAAAACTCAGTTGCTGAGTTGCAGACAACGCTGAACCTTCTTTTCCCAGGAAAAGCCACTGTTCGTAATAAAGCATTACCTGGGACTAATCTCGAATCACTTCTAAATGGTACTGACGGCGGCCCCGGCACGTTTGATTCTAGAATGGCCGCCTCAGACGCGCTGGTTATATTCAGTAACCACTGTCTGAATGACTGTAACTCATATCAAAGCGATGAGCACGAGTATAAAGAGAATCTTTATAAATGGGTTAATATAGTAAGGAAATATAACAAGATACCAGTAATAGTCACTCCATCAATCATATCACCAACAGATGATGGTAAAGAGTATCAACAAAAGCGTATGCCTGCCTTCTTACAGGCACAGCGTGATGTGGCCGCGGAGATGAACGTCGACCTGGTGGATAATTTCTACTACTCGTATAAAACATCGCGCATGTATAAAGTTACTGATATTGCAGGTGACGGTGTTCACTTGACGCAGGCGTCCTACCAGGCAGCCGGGAGGAATTTAGCTATTCCACTTCTTGAACCTCACTTTTTAAATAAACCTGGGGACCTTAGCGGACTTGCAACATCTTACTGGAAAGACACGATTACCAATGCACGCGCTATCTTTAAAGTTGACTCACGATTTGGCTCTGTCTTGTCAGGTGATTCAATAGCTACGCCACAGAATATTTATTATCCAGTTGTTCTGGATAATCCAACCGATGATACAACTATAGCATTCGGTGGGCTGCAGGGTACCGGTGGCGGATACGGTGTATTCACGTATTCAGGTGCCAACGGTGACGCAAGATTTAGCGGAATTATTGACTTTAAACGCTCAAATTCTCAGGATTATGACGCCTTATTTATTCCTAAAATATGTAAGCTAGGTGCTGGGTTGCATATTCTTGGCGTGCTTTCTAGTACCGGTTTAAATGGCCTTAACTTCACTTTTGGAGGTGCTCAGCTTTTACCTCGTCGGGAAGTTAGCACTGGCTACCCAGACGGAACAGGTAGAACTCAGTCAAGGTTAATTTGCACAGGAGATGAAATTCGTTTTTCTGCTTATTTTGCTAAAGATGCTAGCAGCCAAGTCGCATTTTCATTAAAGGGAAATTTGTATACAGATACATCAAATTCACTTGTAATTAATAATGCCCTTGGCGTGCTCACCATGGTTGCTGGAGGTGTAACTACTAATATTGGAACGCTAACTCAAAGCGGTTTCCAGGATTGCAGGATAGTACTCAATGATGACCGGACAATTAGCGTTAACGTTGGCGGATTTTCAGCCACATCGATAGCTATGAGCGCTTCCTTACCTACGTGCTACGTGTCTTCACCTGGAGTATACAGTGTAAGAAAACCATAGCATTGTGATTTGACTGTGTTGTTATACGTTGTAGAATCCCAGCCAAATGTTTTGGTTGGGATTCCACATGTCAATTTCTAGAAGAAAGCTGCTTTCAATGGCAGCGCCGGCAGCTTTGGCCGCAGGCGCTGCTCCTCAGGCATTCGGTGGCAAAAGTAAAAAAACTGTGTCAGCACCAGCAAGCCTCATGAGGGCTTCAAGGGCAGCGAATTTACTCGCGGATGGAAAGAAAGTTGCTATAGCCTGCTTCGGTGACTCCACTATGTGGGGATCCATACCTGGTGCTACTACGACCAAGAATTACTCTAACCCACCGAATTCCTTGCAACTTGCGCTTGATTTAATTTATCCAGGTCTTACTACCGTTTCAAATAATGCAATACCTGGCACTACAATAAAAAAATTACTTAACGGGACAGATGGTGGGGTGGGTTCATATGAGGACAGATTATCCAAGTCTGACGCTCTTGTGATTTATTGTAACCACTGCCTTAATGACTGCAACTCATATCAAAGCGATGAGCACGAGTATAAAAGTAATATCATGGAGTTTGTGAATATTACAAGGCGGTACGGAAAGATACCTGTAATAGTGACACCTTCGGTGATATCACCGATTAGAGATGGCAAAGAATTTATGATGAAGCGCATGCCTGCATTTATTCAGGCACAGCGTGATGTGGCTGCGGAAATGAACGTCGATTTGGTTGATAATTTCTACTATTCACTTAAAACTAGCAGAATGATTCCAGCCAATAAGATAAATGGGGATGGTGTTCACCTGACAGATTCTGCTTATCAAAATGCAGGTTGGAATATGGCTATACCATTAGTATTGCCAAATAAGTTGATTAATAATTACGATCTGTGTGGCCTTTCTACAACTCAATATTATGATAATATTAAACATTCGAGAGCGATATGGGATGTTGAGAATAGATTTGGTTCTGTTCTAACTGGTGATTCTCTTCCTGAGAAGCAGATCATAAACTTCCCACTGCTGCTTGACTCGCCGACAGACCATTCTACACTGTCCATATGCGGTTTCACTAGCGAGGCAGGTGGCATTTCGAATATCACCTACTTTGGGAAAAGTGATGACTTGAGATACTCTGGAAAGATTAACTACAAAATTTCCAGTGGTTTAAAGCATGACCAATTATTCAATTCAGAAAAATGCTTTCTTTCAGCAGGTTTTCACATTATAGGAATTGAATCTTCAAACGAGATGGGCAGTGGAAACTTTAACTTTGCAGGCGTTCAGCTTTGCCCGAAACCTTCAAATGCATAATCTAGAGATGGCGCTTAAGAGCGCCATTTATTATGTTGATTTGCAATAATTCATTGTTAAAACAGTAAGATAACAGAGGCATTCTTTTGTGCGCAAAAATAACTTCGATATCCTGAGGCTCATGCTGGCGTTAACAGTCATGTTTTTCCATATTGGAGGGCTAACTGGTAACGGGCTTCTTAAGCTGGCGCCTGGAGATCTGGCTGTAAAATGCTTTTTTGTCATAAGTGGTTATTTGATAAGCAAAAGCTATCTGAAGAACAGTAATCTGTACGAATACTCGAAGTCACGCTTTCTCAGAATATACCCTTTATATTTTGTGTGCGTAACCTCTTGCTTTTTCATTGGAATGTTTATGTATTCTAGTGGAGCGATGGCGTATCTCCAGGATGGAGCTGCAAAATATATTGTGGCAAACCTCGCATTCCTTAACTTCATACAACCAGACCTGCCTGGGCTTTTTGCTCACAACCTCAAAAATAGTGCTGTCAACGGATCGTTATGGACCATTAAAATAGAAGTTATGTTCTATATATCCGTTCCAATAATATATGGAATTATTGCGAAGATTTTTGGCAAAAAAATAACTGTTGCTGTTATTGCATTGCTGTCCCTGATATCAGCAATTGCTATTGAGATCATCGTGGATAAGTATGGATTGAGTGAATCTTTAAAAAATCAACTGCCATCCCTTATGATATTCTTCATGGCTGGTGCAGCTTTAAACTTTTTCACGCCATCATTCTTAAATGTTAAATATCTGCCATTGCTTTTAGTTGCGCTATATTTCTGCGGCAGTCATATCTTAGGTAAGATTATCTATCCTTTTGTTGTTGCAGCATTTGTTTATATAATCGCATTCAAGACAAAGCCTATATCAATTCATGATAGAATTGGCGATTTGTCCTATGGGGTGTATATATTCCACTATCCTGTTATTCAGTTTATGTATCATTTTGGAATGTACAAGAACTTCTATATAGGGTTCGTTTCAACCATTGTTACCGTATTAGTGCTGGCATATGCGAGCTGGCATTTAATGGAGAAAAGGCTTACATCTCATAATAAAAAAGAAAAAACGATTCCAAACTCTGTTTCTGACGCAGTTTAACGTTTAAATAGGCTAATCCCCCCAACATTTTTATAGGGGGGATGCCTCTCCCTTCTTGTCATATCATCGTAAGTGTAGCCCTTCCTTTCTGTTGTCAAAATATCCATTGCTAGCAAAGAGTTATATCTTTCGTACAATTAAAGTGTTGGCCTATTCGTATTGCCCTATTGATCAATTATTTATTTAAAACTACTGTATTTATAGACAGTATTTGTGGGGTGGTGAGATGCAGGCAACAGCCCAGCGATTCAGACTTAATGAACTTTGTGGTGTGAACGGTAGTTCTTACCTTGTGGAGACTGCTGGTGGCTATGCCATCTTACAGACCGACCAGGTTCCTGCAGATGGCAGGCGCGTTTTGCTATGCGCATTTGGACGCCTGCAGATTGCTGTGGTTATGGGTGGTTCGCTTATAACAGAAGATGGAGAGTGTTTAGAAGGCGAGGCGCTTGATGATGTTCGCCTGGTTGGAGTAGTTACACATACAATTCACCCTGTTTCTTCAGACGAAAATCCCTTCATGTAGTATTCAAAATGAGCAATCAACTCTCTTTCTTTCGAAATTTACAAACACCAAAAAACCAATAGCGTTGAAGGTTTAGAAGCGAAGCGGCCAGGAAGTAGCCACACATAAGCAAGCGGCCATCTTGATCAGTACCTCAGTTAAAACTACTGTATATAAAAACAGTATTCGAGGTGTGCATCATGGAGTTCTTCAGACCAGCAGAGTTACGCGAAATTATTGCTATCCCGCTGTTCAGCGATTTAGTGCAATGCGGGTTCCCGAGCCCGGCCGCTGATTATGTTGAGCAGCGTATCGATCTCAATGAGTTGCTGGTGTCCCATCCCAGTTCGACGTATTTCGTAAAAGCTGCCGGAGACTCAATGATTGAGGCGGGGATCAGCGACGGCGATCTGCTGGTGGTGGACAGCTCACGCACAGCTGAGCACGGTGATATTGTCATTGCCGCAGTGGAAGGGGAGTTCACTGTTAAACGCCTGCAGCTGCGCCCGACAGTGCAGCTCATTCCAATGAACAGTGCTTACCCACCGATCATCGTCGGAAGCGAAGATACGCTGGACGTTTTCGGCGTCGTGACTTTCATCGTCAAATCGGCGAGCTGAAAATGTTTGCGCTCTGTGATGTGAATTCGTTCTACGCATCATGCGAGACGGTGTTCAGGCCTGACCTGAGAGGGCGCCCGGTTGTCGTTCTCTCGAATAACGATGGATGTGTAATCGCACGCAGCGCTGAGGCCAAGGCCGCTGGAATTACAATGGGCGAGCCTTTCTTCAAGCAAAAGGAGCTTTTCCGTCGCGCTGGCGTTGTTTGCTTCAGCAGCAACTATGAGCTGTATGCTGATATGTCGAACCGGGTAATGACGACGCTCGAGGAAATGAGCCCCCGGGTCGAAATTTACAGTATCGACGAAGCTTTTTGCGACCTGACTGGCGTTCGCAACTGCCGGGACCTTACAGAGTTCGGCAAAGATATTCGCGCGACAGTTTTGAAGCGTACGCACCTTACCGTTGGTGTTGGCATTGCCCAAACGAAAACCCTCGCTAAGCTCGCAAACCACGCCGCCAAGAAATGGCAGCGCCAGACCGGCGGCGTGGTTGATTTGTCTAATGTCGATCGCCAGCGCCGATTACTCGCTATCGTGCCGGTAGAGGACGTATGGGGCGTCGGCAGGCGCATCAGCAAGAAGCTCAACGCTATGGGCATCAAAACGGCTCTGGACCTCTCTGAGCAGAGTACGTGGATTATCCGTAAACACTTTAACGTGGTACTCGAGCGAACGGTCAGAGAGCTGCGCGGCGAGCCATGCCTCGTTCTGGAGGAGTTTGCACCGGCAAAACAGGAAATCGTCTGTAGTCGTTCGTTCGGCGAACGAGTTACTGAGTACGAACAGATGCGCCAGGCCATTTGCAGCTATGCGGCGCGTGGCGCCGAAAAGCTTCGCGGCGAGCATCAGTACTGCCGCTTTATCTCCGCATTCGTGAAAACCTCTCCATTTGCGCTTAACGAGCCATATTACGGCAACAGTGCGTCGATAAAATTACTGACACCAACGCAGGATTCACGCGACATCATCAACGCCGCGGTAAAGTGTCTGGACAAAATCTGGAAGGATGGTCACCGATACCAGAAGGCAGGAATCATGCTTGGGGACTTCTTCAGCCAGGGCGTGGCTCAGCTCAACTTGTTTGACGAGAATGCTCCGCGGGCCGGAAGCGATAAGTTGATGGATGTACTCGATCACCTGAACGCTAAAGATGGAAAAGGTACGCTCTACTTTGCCGGGCAGGGCATACAGCAGCAGTGGCAGATGAAGCGAGAAATGCTTTCACCGCGGTATACGACAAGATATTCAGATCTGCTAAGGGTTCGATGATTTTTACATTGTCTTGGTCAACTTTGTGCAAGGAGCAGACGCTTCTTAGCTAAGAATCATGTCTTAAAATATGCTTGCATTTCTTCTGCATTGAACATTAAATTGCAAAAAACAAATGACTTTAAAACATAAATAATGCAAGGTGATTAATGAAAGAGATATATTCAAAGGATAAAACTGCTTGTGCTGGAGTTGTTAATAGTGTCGCAGGTTTTCTGAATCTTGTTAAAGAATCCAATGGGGAGTGGCTTTATGGCAATTTATTCAGAGGTCAAGGCAATACTGAATGGCCTATATTGTCATCTCTTACTAGAAGCATCACCCCTTCAATCAAAGAAATAAAAGAAAAGTACGGAGATATAGAGTTAGACTCACAAAGGTTTGACGATATTTTTAAAAATGAATCTATTAAAAGAAGGAGGGATGATAAATTAAACCATATACATTCTGGTTATGTTAATTTTAAAAATCTTTTACCTCCATATCTCAATGAGGTTGAACACAAAGAATTTATTCTTAACTCAGATCTATCACTGCTATTGTTAGCTCAGCATTATGGATTGCCAACAAGATTTATTGATTGGAGCTTAAATCCTTTAGTGGCGCTTTATTTTGCAGTTGAATCATCAGGACCTAATACAAAGGAAAAAGCAGCTGTATTCAGCTATACTGGCGAAAACACTCTAACAGGAGAGGAATTTTATCAAGGATTCCAATATGGCTTTGATGTTAATTGTAAAGAAATAGTAGAATCAATTGCTTATACAGCACCTGATAAATTTGATTTCATGGCGGCTGGGAAAGTTTCATCCTGCAAATTTAGGCTATTGGCAGTTGAAGAATTAGAATTCATGCCAAGTCATCCAGTTTCTATAACTCACTTTAAATTTGATAGAAGAATGGAAGGCCAAGAATGCATGTTTACCTTCCAGAATAAATTGTTAGAACCCTTCAAGCCATTAGATTCTAAAAACCTAATGAAAATTGAAATAGAAAATCCATACGCAATAAAAGTCGAGTTAATTCAATTGGGTTTTGTTACATCAAAAATATATCCTTCTATTTCTGGCTTGGCTCAAATGCTAAGGTTTAATCATGTGAATGCAAATTATAAATTTCTTTAGTAGATGTTTATTATGGCTTTGATTTACTCTGCGACGAAAGTTTCATCGAGTATAAAATCTTTGTTAAGGCATTGCATAATTATACTCTAACGCTAACTTATGCTATTCGCTCATTTCGGAGGTGCTAGGTCTCTTATGACCTTCTATTGTGCTGCCTCGATTAACTCTGGACCCTGATTCTTCACATTTCCCACGGCACGCGTCACTGCGTGCCAGACAAACTTGTCGGCAGGAACTGCACCGTCGGCGGCTATCTCTTCAGCTTCTTTCCCTCCTACATCCTGACGCATCCACTCGCGTGCTGCTTCCGGAGACAAAACCAGTGGCCGACGGTCGTGAATATCGACCAGGCCTTTGTCGGCTGCAGATGTCACAATGAGAAAGCCCTCCGCGTCGTCTCCGCGCTCGAACGGAGTGCTACCGATCGCTGCCATGAAAATGGGCTGACCATCTGCACGGTGGATAAAGTAGGGCTGTTTCTTGTCGCCATCTTTTTTCCATTCGAACCATCCATCGGCGAAGCATATCGCCCGGCCATGCTGCCAGAGAGGTTTGAACATGCGGCTTGTGGCCGCCGTCTCGACGCGCGCATTAATAAGAGGCGGCTTATCCCACCACCCAGGAGCGTAACCCCAGAAAACAGGATCTAGGTGCAACTGCTCGTCGCGTTCGCTCAGCAGCAGAACTTTGGTACCGGGCGCGACGTTGTAACGGCCAATGGGTTCCGGGTCATAAGCGATGTCGCGATCGCTTTCGTCGGCCAGGTAAGCCAGATATTCTTCACGGGTTTGGGCTTGTGCAAAACGTCCACACAT